CCCTCACTGTTATAGTTAAGTGTCCAAGTTGACGAATACTGTTGTTGCGTGTGTATAAAACCACCAGCAAGTGTTTGTACCACACCATTTTGTAATAGATATTCCTCCGCACTATAAATCAAATGACTTGTAGTGCCGTCAAATTCATAAACCTTGCCTACTTGGCTTACCCCCTCACTTGTTTTTAGATACATCTTATTTATTTCATTAACACCGTTCGTTGTTTTAATATTTACACTCACAATATCACCCCATTATTTCAAAATAAATATGATTGTTCCAACTGGTACATTTAAAGTAGTTGGGTCTGTTCCTGCCACGGCAATTACACTATTTCTAAACTGTGATACACTATCATTAGGCGAGGTTGCACCTGTAACAGTACCTGTCATAACACCACCAGTTTTTTGTAAAGCCCCTGTTGCAAGTCCGCTGATTGTGACAATATTCTGCTGTGCTGTTGTCATATCACTCTGTTTAGCATAATAAGCTGGCAACTGTCCACCCAACTTTTCACTATCACTTGCGACACCTGCTTCAACACCACTAACAAAAACAGTAAGCACTGTATCATTCAATGCACAAATTACCGTAGCACCAATTCTATAACAGTTAGTAGTCAAAGGCTGACTATTTGTAGTATAAGCAGTAACCTGCACTCCGTCAACTGTGAAAGTTTCACCCGCCGTAAAATCGCTTGTAGCTACAAATTTAAAAACATTTGCACTTGTTACATTTCTTGTTAAAACGTGTATACTACCGCTTTTCAATTCAACAGCAGTCTGAACACTTGCATTTTTATTTGCAAACATAGCTCTATCAATAGTTTCATAGTTAGGGTTATCAACGATAAGAGGGTTTACAATATCACTACCCTGTGCGATATTTAATCCATAATTTGTTGTATTTATCATAATTCAAAATCTCCTTTAAACAATTAATGTGCTACCCTGTGTTACAAGGTGTGTATAATCAATATTCAAATCTGCAAGATGTGTATAAGTTATTGCTCTTGTGGCAAGTTCTGTATAATTAATAGCGTCATCAAGATGAAAAGTACAAAGATAATAAAACATATCTTGTATAGTGACCTTTTCGCCTGTGAAATAATTAATTACTTTTACGCTAATTAATTCGCTTGCTATCGTGTCAAAAATATATTCGTTATTCTGTTGAATTAATAAATCTGTTCTTTCATTAATAGCTATTTCTTTAACATCAATCTTTTCATTAAGTGCCGTAACTTGAATTTGAAACGCTGATAAAGTATTATTAACCGTTCTTACAAGCGTATTAAACTCGTTTTCAATCTGCGACACTTCATTGTTGATTAAATTTGTAAGTTCTATTCTTAAAGAGTTTACGGCACTATTAGTATATGCTTTATACTCGTCACTATAATCATCAATCTGTGCTTGTAAACCTTCAATCTTATTTGCCAACATACAAAGCACTTCATAATAACTTAAAGCTTCGGAGTATACGCTTGGTAATACAATTTTAGTTCCCCTACAAAATTCTAAATCTCTATTTGCCATTAAATCACTCTCCTTTACCATATCGACATAAATATAACTTTAAGTTCGTCTATAATCATCATATCTATATCTTTGTAATATTTAATGAATTTATTAAAACTGTCAATATTAGAAATATTTTCAATACCTTTTGTGTTTTCGAGATATTCTTCGGTAGTAGTAGCGTTATTAATATTCTTATTAGCGTTAGTTAAATATTCTTCTGCTTCAACACCCATTAATGAACCTTGTGGTGTATCACTATAAAGATTTCTTGTAATGCCATTTCCCTCGTTATTTCTTTTATAAGTAACAGTAATATTTTTATTATTAAATAAATTAACAGCGTTCTCAATCTCATTATAAAGTTTATTATAATAAGGCATAATTTCATTTAACTTACTATCAAGTCTTAATTTCCATAAACCAACAGTTTCCTCACTTATTTCTCTTGTATAATAATGTTTAATTATTTTAGTTTCAAGTGTCGTTCTATATCTTTCATTAAAAATCGGAAAATTAAAATTAAATATTTTAGGTAAAGCTTTTTCAATTATACTATCAATATTATCATAAACTGCAATATCGCTAAAACCTGCATAGCTTTCGCATATAGTTTTTAGTTCAGTAGTGTAGCTACTCATTTTTAATCACCTCTTTTTCAATTTCTTCATCGTTATTATCGTCTATTTTAGCACTGTAAATTTCTTTATAGTCACAAGAAATATTAAGCCCAAACATTCTATTGATTTCATCACAAGCCATTTGTCTTGTATTTAGTCTTGAAAATCTACTTGCGATAACTCCACCCTGTCCTCTTTCAACTTCATCGCTAATAAGTCTTTCTTTTTTATTGACATTAATATTTGAAATTCCTAAGTAGGTTAAAGCTTCATTCCATATATCTGTTTTAAGTCTATATAACTTATCTGCGTTATATGGTGCGTCTGTTTTAATTACTGAAAGAGGGTTACCCGTCATATCATTATAGGCGTAAATTACGGGAGCATTTCCGTCATAGTTTTTATAAATGTTTAACATTGAAAGTTTTTGATTTTCTTCACATCTAATAAGAATAGGTGTTTTTTGTGCTTTAACATTAACATCAATAGTTCTGTCAATATCGTATAATCTTCTTGCGAACATTTCTACATCGAGTCTTGACGAAAGTCTAAGCATATTGTTATAAATTATAACACTATCTTTATTATTAACTTGCTTATGATAACCATTATAACCAAAAGCCTCACGCTGTTCGGGAATACCATATACATTAAATTGCCCCATTGGTAAACACCTCAACGCAAGATAATCGTCTAATTCTTCATCTTTGAAAAATACCGCTTGCCCACTACTGAATAAAGTTAATTCTAAAAATCTTTTATCAATACTTGGCGGTAAATTTTTCCATTCAAACATAGACATAGACAATTCTACAAGCCGATTATAATATTGTGCAAAACTTGCATTATTCATTTCAGCACTTTGCCAAAATTCTCTATTAGCTTTTTTAACCATATATTCACCTCATTTCTAAACTGAATTATCAAGACTATAATCACCGACTTCATTACCATTTTTCCAAAATGTAACACCATTATTATAAATATTACAAATTCTATTAATATCATTCTGTGCCATAGAACCAACAATAATACAATTTACAGTTTTTGTGTAGCACCAATGCGGTCTAACATCTCGATTAGGCACTTTAATACTTTTTGTGGCATAACCATACATTGTAAAAAAATCGTCAATTATTTGTGCAAATTCTTGCTTAGCACTCCTACAATAAGTATAAAAACCACCAAACCCACTTACAAAGTTTACATCAAAACCCTCTGCACTACCTTTCATTTCATCGGGCATTACTTTTGCTTTTTCAATACTTGATACAATATCAACTGCCGTTGTAAAAGCATTTAACCCACCACTAACATTTTCAGTTATTAAGCCTGTCACACCCGTTGCTATTGCACTAACGCTTTTACCAATTATAGACGCTTTATTATAAGCAAGCCAAGTTTGGTAATAATCTTTAATATATGGTAATAAAGGAAAACTATTAATAGTAAGCTGATATTTTATATTATTTGCTTCACCCTCATAATTATTAGGTGTCATAACTGTCGGCAAATTAGCCCCAAAAGTTGTTCTTATTGTAAAGCTTGGTGTTCCTGTAAATTGCTCATATCTTAATTCCTTAGCATTACCATTACAATAAGCAATTAATTCTGTATAAGGATATGTATAGATTTTTTTATTCTTTGGTGTAATGGTGGTTGTAAGTGTAGCACCTGTTAAATAGTTTATTCGTATATTTTCATCAAAAGGTGTCAATATATTTGGCAATAATGATATGGAAATTACACTATCAATTAATCCCGCGGTATTTATATAATCTAATACATTTTGTAGTTGCTCGGGGGTAAATCTATATATCCACGCTGGTATGTAAGTACCTCCATAGTTGCCAGGAGGATAACCCTCAAATATTGGGAATGGTTGAGCCATAAGAAAAACACAAGTGTTCTGCGTGCTATTCGGTGAAACATCAAACCTACTGACAGCCGTTGTTTCATATTCGCCAACATTAATCGGTTCGGGAATAATATTTTCACCAATAACATCGGTTGCACTATGCTCTCTATCAATTAAACAAGGTTTAATTTCATAGTCAAAAAACCAACTTTGCATCACATCAATATTATAACTTATTTCAGATACTGTATTACTAACATATTCTATATTAGTAATAAAAGCATAGAACCACTTATCTCCAAAACTTTCGTTTTGAAACATCATATAATTACATTCAAATAAATTTTCTGCTTTTATTTGTACTCTCATATAGTTATCATTTTTGCGTTGATAACTTTGTTTTTGTAATCTATATTTTTGTAAAGATATAAAATAAGTGTACTGTTCGCTTAAAGAGTTAAAAAATAATGTATGCTCATAATTTGCATTAATAGGACAATTTTTAAGTATAATTACATTTGTGTTAGGTGCTATATACATTTAATCACTCCTTTTGTTAAAATTTGTGGGCGGAATTAACCGCCCATAAATTAATTGGCGTTTATTGTTACAGTATCGCCTGTTACTAAGGCTGTTGTAATAGCCGCTGATGATGTATATTCAGAACCATTTACACTTGCGTGCAAAGTCATAGTAGTTTTTCCAGTTGGGAATATTACTGCACCATAACGATGTACTGCAATGCCGTCAGTAGTAGCATCTTCGTCTTGTACAAATTCTATATTTGTAGGTCTAACTGTATCACTACTTGGCAGTTTAAAAGTAATGATTGTAGCATTATCGCTAACTACCTTACTATCAACTGTGAGAACATAAGAGGATAAAGGTGTAACGGTTGTACCGTTATTCAAGAATACTACTGCATTTGAGAATGGTGATGAAGAAACAGTTTTCCAAACATTAAGGAAATAGTTCCAATATTCTCCACTTGCAACATATTTTTCGGTAAATCTTGTGTGATTATCGTAAACTTGGAACCATTCTCTATCTACAATGACAGCCTGTACATCTGCCATAAGAGCAAGTTCAGCGGGAGTAACAGTTTCAATACTGTCACAATTTGCACGAATTACATCAAACCTGTCATTGTCAAAAGTAGTCCAATCATCAATAAGCATAAGTTTTCCCATAAATTCTGCTTTATCCATATTGAATGCACTTGCTAAAACATTTACATCATACTGTGCATTAAAATCACTTGACATAAATATAAATTGGTCTGTTTTTGGTGTGGTAGTGTGCACCGCATTGGCATTGTATAAATCGCTCATAAATGTAAGCTTATTTGACATACTTCTAAAAGCTGAACCACTGTCTTTTAAATCTGCACCGCTAACGGCGACTGGGAACATTTTACCGCTTGAAATTCCCTTGATAAGCAAATATTTGAAAAGCAAAAACTCGTCATATTCAGCACCAGTGTATACTCCTGTGACTATTTTAGCTATTAAATCTTCGACACCATTAATTGACATAAAAGCCTGTTTCAAGTCTTGGTCTTGAATAGTCACAGGATACTGTACTCTCCAGTTCATTGCGTGAAAAGCTGTTCGTACATCTGGTAAACTTCTTTTTAATTCTCTGCTTTCACCTTTTTCTGCTGAAAATTCTCTTGCTTTTGCAATCTGTACGAATACTTCTTCAACCGTTTCGCCGAATTCAAGATAGCCCTTTTTAAGTTCAGTATATGCGTTATTAAAAATAGCACCTTTAACTCTAACTAAAGCTATACGATTGACAAGCGATGTAAGAAATTGGTTTGCAAGAGCGGGATAACCCATTATAACTTCGCCAACTTTTGGTATATCGGTGGCTGTGGATATTTCAGGTACCATATCTTGATATTCTGAACTGGCATTTGCACGAATTGTATTAATAATATCAATCGTACTTGCATTTAACTGTGAAATAGCAATTCTTCTTGCCATATAAAATCATCTCCTTTATTTAAATAAATCTTCAAAGCGTTTTGGCTTTGATTTTTCAATCTCTATTTCATCTTCATTAATAAATTCTTCTTCTGTTTTTCCATTAAAAAATCTTTCTTTATACTTGTTTCTCCATTCTTTATCATTGTTTTCATATTTTTCTTTCCAGTTTGTGTTACTATTTTCTGTAAGATTATTCAAAGTATCTTGAACATCCTCTATTAAAGCAAGAGCATTATCGTCTGTGCTATCACCTACGAGCGAGCTAATACTCTGCATTAATTCTTCTCTGGTTTTTATCGCCATAATTATATCTCCTTTACAATATAAGGAATATTGTTCTTATCACATAGTTCAATAATATCTTCTTTATATTCTTCTTTAATTGTGGGGATTGTAATTGAATATTTTTTAGTATTTGTACAATATCCGTTTAAATTATTTTTAATCATAATATTCGGATAATCGTAATAACAAATATTTCCGTCAATTCTATAATTACCAACTAAAAGACTATTTGTATTTTGCCAAATACCATATGAGCCATATCGTGTACTGCTTGGTTTAAATAAACTCCATTTAGCTATCCACTTATCATATTTAGCAAGTTCTGTTTTATTTACTTTATTATCGAGCCAATAAGGATTGCTATAAAAACCAGCGTAATATTTATAATTTTCAATAGCTTTACAAAATGCTGAAATTACCTTTGTATTAGTGTCTACGCTGTTATAATCAGCTCTGCCGTTTTTATTATTATTCCCCCATTCTTGGTCTATGAAAATAGGATATTCAAGTTTCCTGCCGTTTAATTCTTTCATCACAAATTCAGCTTCTTCTATTGCTTCTAATTCGTTTGTTGCCTGTGTGAAAAAATAAACTCCAACATCTAAATTGTTAAGTTTTGCTTTTGTATAGAATGTTTCAAAATAAGTGTCTTTTATGATTTTTCCGTCTCCATAACCTCTATATCCAATTCTAAGTATTACGAATTTATATCCAGCTTTAACAATATCGTTAAAATTTACTGCTGAATTGTGATAAGATAAATCTAAGCCTTTTACTTCCATTTTATTCACCTCTTTTACTTGAAATAAAGTATTGTGTTATTTTTTCTGTCAACAAATTAGGATTAATTTCTTTTAGATTTTCAATAATTGAGCCAGTTTCCATAACCATTATATAACAACATATCGGAGTATTTATTGCTACTGAAAAGCCAATATCTACATAACTACTTGAATAATCAATAATAGTAGCTAAGGCGATTACAATTATTTCACCAACTTTATGAAATAATCCCTCTCTCATTACTGTGCTACTATAATTTTTATTTTTTAAAGCTTTAACAAGCCCTGTAATAATATCAAGTACAATAAAACAGCCAACAAGCAAATAAATCATTTTTTATCACCTCGCTTTCAATTTATTCTTTACCATTATTATATCATAATCGTTGACAAATTGCAATACTTATGGTATAATAAATTAAGGAAAAATTAAAAAATATAACAAGGGGTAATATTAATGGAAACGAGTTTTTATGACGGAACAAAACTATTAAGTTTATTGGATATTGACGGAAATAAACCGGAAATATACATATGCACTTCTAATCGTTCCGCTGGAAAAACAACATTTTTCGGTAGACTTTGTATAAATCGTTTTAAGGATAAAAAAGAAAAGTTTGCTTTATTATATCGTTTTAACTATGAATTAGATAACTGTGCCGATAAATTCTTTAAAGATATATCTAATATTTTTTTTACACAAGATAAAATGGTAAGTAAGTCAAGGGCAAGAGGAATGTATTACGAATTATTTTTAAATGATGAATTATGTGGATACGCTATTGCTCTTAATAATGCCGACCAAATTAAAAAATATAGCCATTTCTTTTCAGATGTGTCAAGAGTTTTATTCGACGAATTTCAAAGTGAAACAAATAAATATTGCCCGAATGAAATTAAAAAATTTATATCTGTTCATATATCAATGGCGAGAGGAAATAACAAACAAGTAAGATATTTACCGATATATATGATTTCTAACCCAGTATCAATTATTAATCCGTATTATGTTGCTATGGGGATAAGCGATAGATTAAATACTGAAACAAAATTTTTAAGAGGAAACGGTTTTGTGCTTGAACAAGGTTATGTGCAATCAGCAAGTGAAGCACAAAAAACATCGGCATTTAACCGTGCTTTTGAAAATGATAGCTATATGGACTATAATATGCAAGGTGTTTATTTGAATGATAATCTTGCATTTATTGAAAAGCCAACTGGTAAAAGCACTTATATTGTGACTATTCGATATAACGGTTGTGATTATGCTATAAGAGAATATTCTGAATTAGGTTTTTTATACTGTGACAATAAAGCTGATTTGCAATATCCGTTAAAAATAGCTGTGACAACTGACGACCACAATATTAACTATGTTATGTTAAAACATAATGATTTTATAATATCTAATCTAAGATTTTATTTTGATAAAGGCTGTTTTAGGTTTAAAGACTTAAAATGTAAAGAAGCAATACTTAAAACTTTATCTTATTAGTTTGGTATCGTCTTTAGTGTTTATATTTGACTATGTTCGGGAAGCACTTGTGGAATATCAAGCCGAAATAGTACCATATTTGCTATATGCTCGTATAACGCTAAAGTTTTTGATATAGAAAAGAGTATAGATTAATTTCTATACTCTTTTTGTTTATCTTAATTCAAAGCTTGTATCTTTTAAAATAACCCCGCCCTCTATTCTTTTTGGCATTAACTTCGACGGAACAACAAGCCCAACTTTAAAATCTGTAATTTCGTGCTTAACAGATAAAAATGCTTGTTCTTCTTGTGTGTATTCTTCAAGATTAATTTCTTCATCTGTAATTGATGTAATAAATAATTCTTTACATTTTTCGGTCATTCCCGCACATTTCATATCATAGAATGGAGTATCAACTTGTTTTTGATTTTCGTGTGTAATATGTTCTATATATGTTTTTTGACGAACATACAAACCAATATCCCAGTTACTTTCAGCTTTCCAACATAGAAAATCTTTATCGTGAATTTTTACTCCTTTTATATCTTCTAATTTCATATTACAATGTATACTATCGGTATCAGAATAAATAAATGAATTTTCTGAATTTTCATCGTAATTTAATTGTGCAACTTTAATTGTGAAATTTCTTGCATAACTTGTGATTGCCGACCCTATGGCTATATAACCCGCTAATTTATCATTTTGATATGATAAATCAAAGCGAATTACTCCGTCATCGCATAGTTTTAACACTTTAAAACTACTATTTGTAGATGTAGCCATTTTACCATAAAGATTATTTAAAAATAGTTTAGCAAGCTGTCTTTTTGCACCTTTTTCTTTTAACTTTATTTCTTTATATTTATTAATGTATTTATCAAATATCCCTATTTCTGTTTCAAAATAACACCCGTCTAATATTTCAAATTCATAAACATCGTAGTGTTTTAAAAATAAATAGTAGTCTGTTTGTGTAAAAGTAAGTACCATAGATGTGTCATATTCTTTATCACCAACATAATATGTATCAAGATATTCCCCTGTATCATCGTTTAACACTTTAGATGTAGTTAAACATTCGTTTGACTTATACGCTAAATTATTTTTATTTTGAATAAATGGTAAAAAATTTTTTTTAATATTAAATTTTGTTTTTACTCGGATAAAGAAAAATTTATCATCATTTAAAGCTTGTTGTGGAATTGCACCGCACCAAAATGTCGGCTCTCCGATTGGATATTTATTTCCGCTTTCACCGCTCATAACAGAGGGATATAAGCTATTAACATCTAAAGTTATTCCGTCTTTAAAAACTTTATTTTCTTTACCTTTAACTAAATAGCACCACCCACCTTTATATGAATTACGAATATACTCGTCAGCAGTTTTACTTCCGTACACATCTTCATTCAATGATATATTTTCTAAGCGTGGGAACATTTCTTTATATTCGCCGATGTGAGTTTTTCTAAATTCTTCAAGACAACAACTTCCTATTGTCATTTTTGTATGTTTTTCACTAACCATAATTTCAAGTGCTTCTTTTACAACATACAAGTCATTTTTTAAATATTCGGTT